CATGGCGCGGCGGATTGGAACCGATCCCTTGCAAACGATGCAATCGCTCTACATCGTCCAAGGCAAGCCGGGATGGTCCGGACAGTTTCTCATTGCCACGTTCAACCAATGCGGCAAGTTTTCCGCTATCAGGTACGAATGGCAGAGCGAGCAAGGGAAAAAGGATTGGGGTTGCCGCGCCTATACGATAGAGAAGGCAACCGGAGACCGCATTGATGGCCCTTGGGTAACTTGGGCGATGGTCGAAGCCGAAGGTTGGAACAAAAAGGCCGGAAGCAAATGGCTAACCATGCCAATGATTATGTTTTCGTATAGAGCTGCGGCTTTCCTTGTCCGGACTCATGCGCCGGAGATTGCAATGGGCTTGGCCACTGTGGAGGAAATCCGGGACGTTATCGACGTTGAACCACAACCGGCGAAGTCCGCTACCGCAGCCATCCTAGACACGCTCCGTAGCAGATTGGACAGGGAAGCCGCTGCGGCCGTGGAAGTCCCGCAGGAAGCGCCCCAGGAAGCGCCGCTGCCCTTCGCCCTAGATCCGGAAGCCCCGGCGCCTGTGGAGCGCCCAACGATGTCCTATGCCGCCGTCCGTGAGCAATTGGATGCGGCCGGGAACCGGGAGGTTTTGGATCAAGCCGCAGTCCATATCGAATTGGTGGCCGATGCCGGCCAACGGAAGGAACTGGTCGACATCTACAAGGCGCTGAAGGCCAAATATAAATGATCCGGTATACGATCCAATCCAACGAAAACGCCTTCGCCCGCTACATCGGGAAGAAGATTACCTTGGGCTTGGGCGACTTCCATAAAACGCCGGAAGGGAACCGGCCGGCGCCGGCGGAAATGGAAGCAATAAACTATCGGGCTTGCCTTGCGGAAATCGCCGTGGCCAGGACGCTAAACCTGTATTGGACCGGATCAGAAAAGCGCCGCCGGGATGTTGGCGGAATATTGGAAGTCCGGTCCATAGCCGATCCGGACCACGGATTGGTAGCCCGCGCAAATGACACGGAGGAAGCGCCGGCCGTTTTGGTATTGGTCGACGTTCCGCGCCTCGAATGCGATTTGTTGGGATGGCAAACCTTCGGCTATGCCAAGCGCTTTGGCCGGCCATTGGACGCGGACACGGCGTGGCCTTGTTGGATCCTCCCGCAACATTTCCTAGAGCCAATGGCGGAGCTCCGGCGGATCGTCCACGCCGTTAAACATCAGGAACCGACCGGCCGGACGGATCCTTGGATCGTGGCCTATGAAAAGGAAGAGCTAGCCCGTTGGGGATCCGTGGCATAGTCGATAAACTTTACAGCGCTTCCTCGGCCCAAGCCGATATTCCAATGGAATCAGGCTTGGGCATTTTTTTGCTTGTAGGATGGCTCTACCGATCCACCAACTGGGGAAACCATGAAACGTCTAATTCTCGCCGCCGCCTTGTCGCTACTGGCAATGCCGGCTTCCGCCACCTTGCAGCTTGCCGCCAACATCAACGGTTCCATTTTCTTTTGCGCCGATCAGACCGCTTGCGATACCAATCCTAATGTTGGCCAATTGGCGATTGCCAACCAGATTTTTAACGGCGTCGAAATCCTTGGCTCTAGCCAATTCCAGACCATCGGCGCCCAGAATTTCCTTAACACTTCAAGCTTTCAGATCATCAACCACAACCTAGCCGCCGCGACTATTACTCTGGCCATCGGCGGAATAGACTTCCTCGGACCTGTCGCCACTTACTCCGCAAGCGGTTCCGGGACTTGGCAAAACGCCAACGGATCGTCCATCAACCTTGGATACTATGGCGATGCCGCCAACCAACAAGGCGCCGATACGCCCTTGGACTTGCCGGGAATCCTGTTGGCAAGCTTTGCCGACATCGCCAATGGTCCGGCCGATGCCTTCGCCTTCAACCAGGATGGCGCTTTCGTCGCCGGCGGGAACTTCGGAATGACGCTCGGAACCTCCGGGACGCTTGCCGCATGGAATGGCGCTCCGGGAACCGAAGCCACGCTTGTTGGCCGTAGCCAAACGATCCTGACAACGCAATTGGCCGTTCCGGAACCGGCGTCCGTGGCCCTGTTGGGACTCGGACTGATGCTGATCGGCTTTTCCCGGATCTGGCGCCGGTAAGCGTTATTGTCCCGCCGCCGGTGGAACCACCACCACCGGCGGAACGATGGCCGGTTGCGTGGCGTTGCCGTTGATTACCACTTGGCCATCCCGGTTAGCAATGTCGATGGCCGTATTGGTCGTGGTCGTCGTGGTCGTCGTGGTATTGGGCCGCAAGTTTGCAATGCCGGACCAATCAATCGGGACCGGCTTGAAGGCCGTAACCGCATTAAAGCCGGATCCCGCGATTCCCTGCATGGCGCCATAGCCGGCGATTGAAACGTCCGCCGCGTTGTCCGATTGCGTCATTCCAAGCCGGTAGCCGAACCATCCCATTGCCAAGGTGGATAGGCTTGGGACCAGGATCCGCGCCCATTCCAACGCTTCGTTTTGTGGTGGCGCCAATTGGACTTGGCGTTGGCCGTTTTGAGCGCCTAGCGCCAACATGACAACCGCAACCGTCCGCGTAGTCTGGTCCCCGCCATGCTGCGCCAATTCCTGCATCGCCCGCGTTTGCTCTCGGGAAATGGAAGCGTTGGCTTCGGCAATCCGCGCCATTGCGTCCGCATAATCTTGATAGCCGGTCGTTTGGCATCCCGTCAGCGCCACAACCAAAACCGCCGCCGTTGCTCTCATGGCTTGCCCCCAAGGAAATAGGCCAACGCCGCCGCCACAATGGTTGCAACGGTTCCCTTTAGTACGATGGCAATCAATCTAACCTTGGCTTCCAGTAGCGCCAAGCGTACCGGGACCGTTTGATTGGCCAAGTCCGGATCCATGATGGTTGCATCATCTTATGTACGCTTGAATACAAAGGATTCTATTTGTTGCCGGCCGGCCCGCTGCTCCATGCCATTGCGCTCTAGCTGCTCAAAGCCGAAATGCGCCATAAACTTTTGGATGCCGGCCACCGTGAAATACCAGCAATGCTCCGTTTTCCGATAATGCTTGGATCGCAGGATGTCCGCGCAATCCTTGAATATCGGAACCGAAACGAAAGCATAGCGCCGGACGTTAGCCAATAGGTCCGTTGGATCGTGTATATGCTCCAAGCTATCCCAAAAGGTAGCCGATTCGCAGGGATCCGAATAGGGATCATGCCACCGGCCGGCCCCCTTTAGCCAATCGATTGCCGCCGGATTGATGTCGAAGCCCTTGGATTGGCCAGGAAGCGCCGCAACGAAGCGCCCGCCGCCTATGCCTATGTCGACAACTTGCCCCTTCGTATGTTGCCGGACAAGGTCCACGCGCATCCCGGTTAGCTTGATGCCAACCGGCGTGGCGTCCATCTCCCGGTAGCGCTTCCAATAGGCTTCGTCATAGGGATTAGCCGTTACAGGGAACCATCCGATCCCGACCTCGGGAAGCCATTGCAGCTTGTCTGCTTGCCACGAGGTCCATAAGCCATCGGTCGATTTCGGCCCCGATGCCGGGAATTCGTTTGTCGCAATTGTGGCTTTGGTCCCGGCATTGGCAGAAGTCAGGAGGAAGCAGGCTTCGGATGTTGCTTGCGTCGATTCTGCTATCGAAGATTCTTTCCGGTCCATTGTAATAGCCCCATCCGCCGAAGATTAAAAGCATTGGCGTCCGATAGGCTATCGCCGCCGGGACAAGCCATCCCACGCCACCGACAACGCCGGCCGCGCCTTGGACCATGGATAGAGTCTCCTCTATCGTTAATTCGCCGGCGTGGAAGGTTTGATCCGCATAGGGCAAAGGCTCTAGCGCCCATTCCTCTCCCGGCGCCAAGTCCGCGATGCTGATGATTTCGAAAAAGTCCCGCAGTTTATCCGCCGCCAAAGCCAGATATTCCGGATCCGGATTGCGCCCTGTGGCTAGCCATTCCTTCCGGATCGTGGCCGGCCGAATCACGATATAAGGCTTCCGGGACTGCTCCCCGAAGGATGGAAGGTCGAAGATCAAGCGCTCCGGCTGAAGCCCCACGGATGCGCCTAGCGCCTCCAGGATGGAAACCTTCGGCCGGCTAACGTAGTTGACGCGGATTTCCGGGATCCGGTTGCGTGGCCAAGCCGCCCAAGGCAAGCCATCCCGCATCATATTTTTGGCTTGCGTCCGAAGCCGGGACGCCACGCGCAATGGCCAAATGCCGGGAACGTCCGCGTAGAGCTGTGGCCAAGCGGTTATCAGGTAGACCGGCCGCGCCTTGGCCATTTCCCTAACGATGGCCCGCTGATAGATGTTGTCGCCAAGCCCCATCATGCCCCGGAGCATTATGGGATTGGGCATTAGCCGGCGAAAAAGTAATTGGTAGCCGTGGACGTTCCGCCGGGACCGCCGCCGCCGCCGCCGGTTCCGTTTTCTATAAGCATGGGTCCGGCCGGGACTTGCTCTTGCTTCGTTGTTACCTCATTAACGAATGGCCCGCCGGGGACTTGCCGCTCCGTGGCCATATCAAGTAACCGTTAAGAATGGATCAACGTAAACCGTGGTGGACGCCTTGGCCAACATAACTCTCGCCATATAAAAGCCCTTCATTAACGGAGTTACAGTAACGGCAAGCTTTTGTTTATTCGGATTCGCCATTCCCGTGGTCGTCCACGGTTCGCTGCTTGATGTTTGCGCCGCCGCCGTTGCCAATACATCTGCCTTGGCATCGGAAGCTTGGGATCCGATGGGCGCTGCCGATGTCCCAAGGTATTGGACCTCGATCCATATTTCGTCATCGTTTAGCGCCGTTACGCTATCGCGTAGGATCTCCACGGTTATCGTTTTGGCCGCGCCGGTGGTGGCGTTATACATGGCAATTTCCGGACTTGCCAAAGCTTGGCTCGGATAACGCGCATTAGCCGCCGATACCATTTTCCACGATAGCGTATTGACGCCATCGGATGCGCCGCCGCTCCGGACCAACGTCAATTCGTCCCGGATGCTGCCAAAGTAATCCTCGATCCATAGCCGGTAATTGGTCGCCCCGGAATCGCAGTTATACATTTCCGCCCGTCCCGGCGTGGTCCACGTTCCGTTCCGCAGGGATCCGGACCAGGAAGCCGGAAGCTTGCAATTGCGGATTATCAGCTTGGCGTCCGGTGGCGGACTGTCGAAAAAATTAATGGTTGCCGCCGCATTGGAGAAGTCCACGTTTTCGCATAGCAAGCCCGCGCCGCCGCCTACCGCGCCGGAAGCGTATCCGGAAAATAGGACCGTTGGCGAAGTCCCGCCGGCGAGAATGGATCCGCCATTCCAATGCAAATGTCCGCCCAATTGAATGAGTATCCCCGCCGCTGAAAATTTAACGTCGCAATCCTTCCAGTTAACTCGGCTCCCGGTAGACGTAAACGGCGGACAACGCATAAAGCCACCCGTCCCAAGCATTTGGAATTGGCATTTTTCGAGAAGCGTGACGCCATTGAGGACGCCTATATTCATGCTCGGATTGGAACCACCGGCGCCGCATTGGAAAATGATTCCGTAATAATAAGCAATGCCGCCAACCGTTAATGAATTGTTCCCGGTACAAGCAATTACCGCAGTCGTCGCCAAAGCCGTAGGTGGTTCCGCCGAATCATCGCCGCATAGGAACCGCGTTGGCGCTGCAAGCGTTCCGGCTGAGACCGTTACCGATCCCGCTGTGGTTTCGCTATGGACTTGGGAAAACCAAACCACATCGCCAGCAGCGACTAATGTTTGCCCTGCCATGTTTGCTTTTGCTAACGCCCAGGTCAATCCGCTGTCGGCGTTTAGGCCATCGGTGGACCGCGTATAACGAATGGTCATGGTTAGTAACCTTTATTGATGGCGCGGAGCCATGCCTTACTGTCCGCGCTATGCCACCGAAATAGCAAGGCGTCGATTTTGTTTACCGCCGTGGACAGGACCGGCGAAGGCGTATCCGTCGAAAAGCGCAAATGGGCGCCGGCCGTAAATACGCGGCTTCCGGTTCCGTCTTGGGTAAAGATAACCTCGATCCGTTGGCCATTCGTCCCATTGGTAATATCGAAGGTAATCGGTCCGGTTAGCGTTCCGACTTCAACGCAAATGGATGGAACCGTGTTGCCCGTCAAGTCCACTGTCAGGCTTGCCGCGTAAGCCGGCGTCAATACCATGAGCGATTGATCCGCGCCGGCATTGTTGGCGCCGCATCTCCACTCGGTTATCGCCGTGGCCACGCCGGATGCCGTGGTTATCGTGTACAGCGCCACCACGCCGGCCAAGGTTTGTGGCCATAGCGTTGGCGCCGTGGTAACGGCAGAAACCACGCCGGCCGCAGTCCGCTTAACGTAATTCGTTGCGTTATCGGTTAGGGAAATGGTTTGATTGGCGATGGTCGTTGGCGTCCCCAGGACATTCAACGCGCCGCCGTAGACTGTCAGGGACAACGCCACAAGCGTTTTGATCCCGAAGATAGCCGCCGGCGCCTCCGCGTTGTTTACGCGGTTTACGATCACTTCCTTTTGGGAGGAAGCAAAATCAATCTGGTCGACCAGCGGCGGAATTGAACTCATATCGTTGTCCTCGTTTCGTATCCAAGTCCATATTGCCCGAATTGCCGGACGCCGACGTATAACGGATTTTGCAAGGATCCGAAGTCCACGCCTTGCGAAACCGCCAAATAAGTAACGGTGGTCGCCGCCGTAACGTCGAAATAGGATTTCTCCGCAGCAAAGCCGGTTGTGTAAAACATAACCCGATACTTTTCTGTTGGCTCATTCAACGGGACTTCTACCGATTCCAACCAAACGCCATTGATCCGCGTCCGCCGCGCCCAATTAATCGTTATGTCGCCGGCCGCATTGCGCCCGCCTTCTACCAGGACCGGCGTGTAAGGCTTGACCGCAACGCCTGTATTAATGAAGTCCACCGGCGCCACGCCGGCCGAAGGCATCCCAAGCGTAACGCCTTTGTATTTCCTCGATGCCCCAATTTCGCCGGCCGGACTGTTTACGTTTATGGATGTCGGCAATAGGACGAAGGTTTCATTGGCGCCATGCGTCCCGATAAGCCGCTCCGTCCCGTAGCGTCCGCGCAGTAATCCGGAAAGCCGGTATTGTTGCGGCCCTGTTAGCGTGGCCGTTTTGAATTGCGCCACTTCCCAGCCGGCGCTAGCCGATCCGATGGAGAAACGATTGGCGCCGTTCAATACCGCTTGTTCCGATACCGAAACCAATTCGTTATCCGGATCGTCTATCACTACGTCTAGCCGGTTTTTTTCGTCAAAGTTATTTCCGCCGGTCCAATTGCCTAGCGTCGACAAGGCGCTGCCGATGGTGTCCGCTACTAGCGATTCGCCCGCCGCCGTATAGGTGGATCCGCCGTCGACGGATTTAAGTACTTGCGCCCCCGGCCACCGACCGACCGCCGCCGGACCGACGGCAGCATAAAAGCCGTTGGGATAATCCGATTCCGATAGCAACGGAAGATCCAATAGGACCATCTTCGTTGCCACCAATGGCAAGGGTGGAGTCGGCTCTATCCAACCGTCCGCCGGCGCTCCGGTTCCCGGTTGAAAGTAAATGGACGAATCTTCGTTGGCATAGATCGAAGGCGCCGCCAGGACGCCGGTCCACCGTATCACGCCGTCCGGCGCTTCCACGCGCGTTTGTATCCGGATCACGCGGCCACGGATTAGCCCAACGTCGCAAGGCTCCAAATGCGCCCATTTGCGCGTGGTCGACCATTCGAAATGCTCCCGCTCCACCCATGCGCCATTTATCAAGGTCCAGCATTTCTGCATGGCCTCATCGGTATTTAATCCGACCGGAACTTGGACGGTTGTGTCCTGTTGGGAGAGCGTGGTCTGCCGTGGCGTGGATTGGGATCCGATTTGGTAGTCCCTGTCTACATCAATGTATGTAATCGTTACGGTTCGCGGTAGCTCTTGCTCCCGCGTCCGGATCGTTTTCAACGGTTCGCCGGACTCGGCGCCGTAGCTGCGCCCGCTTAGATCATCGTCCGGAATCTCGAAGGTGGATACCTCGGAGCGCTTGCGATATTTTATTTGGTCGTCCGATTCCACTGCATCGAAAAAGAAAACTTGGCGCAATGCTTGGATGGCGTTGCGGACTGTCATCTGGGACGCCACAACAAACCACCGGACCGGATCCGTTAATTCCGTGGCATCGTACCGGCCAACCGCCGGCGTCATATCGGTTAGATTGCCAACGATGGTACTAAGAGCTGCGGCGCCCGGAGGAGGATTCAAAGAGAAAACTCCACCGCCTTGGACCGCAACTAGACCGTTGCCCAAGTTTGCAAAGCGGCCGAATTCTCCCGGCGTGATTAATAGAGGTCCATTTGACGAATCGGAAGCGGTACCGGCCGTTGCGTCTATGTCGAGAAGCGCCACCCGATGAACTCCACCAGGGTGATGGTCATAAGCAATTTGGTCCTGATAAACAACAAAGTTATTTCCCAATCCCGTACTGCTTGAATCGGCAAAGGTTCCCGTAAAAGCAGCATTGGGCCAATGATGTTCGAGATTCAAGTCGGTATCGAATTTGTAAAGCTCAAGCTGTCCGCCGCCGCCTGCGCCATTGAAGGCTGCATAAACCTTTTCATTCTCTAAATCTACGCCCAACCCGTATTCGTTAGCGTGGCTCGGCGGGAAATTGTAGGAACCACGATATGCGCCTCCCTCGGTCCAACTACTTAATTGAGCAGCCAGGCCAGCGCCATTCATATGGAATTGGATTCCGCCAACAGTAACAGCATAGTTGCCCTGCCATCCACCTCCAGTGGCGCTTTCGTCGGCGCCTTGGACGAATATCCCGACCGGATTTGGCAACGCCCAATAATAGGTCGTAGGAGAATCAAGGTTAGGAATAACATGGGAATTAATTGATCCAAGCAATCCACTTCCGGCGCCCGGAGAGCTAAAAACAGTTGTCCCGACTTGCGATAGATTGTCATTGATATCAAATTGCATCCACGCATAGGACGGACCGCCGTTTGTTGCGCTCACGGTTAATAGACCATCGGCTAAAGTGAAATGCGACTGGTTATATCCCGGCGCTAGAGCTGTCCATGGGTCGCCAGTGGCAACATAAAACGGATAATTGCCGCCATCGGTGTAGACCAGGAATTCGAAGGATGGAATACGGTTGCCGAAGTCGGTCAGGTAGTAGTCCGTCGCCACCACATAGGCATAGCCACGATGCGCCGGGACTTCGCCAACGCCGTGGATGGCCTCGAAAGTCGGATCAGGTAATTGATCTTCCGTCCCGTAGTAAATGGTAAATGGGCATTCTTCGCCGGATTCAATGGACCAGATCAAACGCGCATCTGCCCAAATCTTCGTAATGCCACGGATTGCCGGTTGTCCAAACACTCTGGCGCCGCCTAGCAGGATGGCGAAGCTTGCCGAATAGGTGTAATTCGTTACCTCCGGACCGCCCTTGCCGCTACTCTTTTCCTTATGCTCTTCCAAGTCGGTTTGATCGATCATCGTCCCGGCTATGCGGCCCTCGCCCCAGAAGTAAGGGATCATGGCGCCGTAGGTGGACTGTTGTAGTTTCTTATCCGCAAGGCGTGGCCCTTCGGACTTCGGCGGATCCAACAGACCACCGATCAGGCTTCCAATGACAAAGCCTAGCTGCGGGCTTCCGAAAAAAAAGCCGATGCCGGCGCCGACAACGCCAAGCGCTAGTTGAGTACTCAAACCACGCCCCGGTATTTGTACGCCCGCAGGATCCGCGCCCGCGCAATCTTGGCGCCATTCTCCACCACGCGCCCAACTGTCTGATAGGCGTGGATCAGGTACATAGGATCAATCCGGGAAACGATGGCGAAATGCTGCGGATCCCGGAGGAAGGCCATTACCAGGACATCCCCCGGCAATGCGTCCGCGATGGCGATTCGGTCAAGGAACCGATCACAACCGGCAAGCAATAAATGCGGATCCGGCGTCGGTCCGTAATGATGCAACTCCGGATCCTCGGCCCATTCCTTGGCTCCCTCGATGCCGATTTCAAGCGCCACGCCACCGATAAGGCCAATGCAATCCGTGGCCACGCCTTTTAACCGTTGCTGATGTTGCCACGGCGTCCCGATCCATTCTCGGGCTTCGTCGACAATATCATCCGGATAGATCACTGCCGGCCAATCTGGACCAGGACATCATTTCCACGCAGCCAAGGCTCCCCGCGAAAGTTAATCACGTTTGAGAATTTGTCCCGGCAAGTCGTCCGCTTTTTGTCGCATCCGACAACGGCCGTGAACGTATCTCCCGGCGCCGGTTGATACGCCATCGGCGTTTTGGTAATGAATACGCCGCCGGCCGTAAAGCTTTTGATATCGTAGGAATGGCCATCCAATAGCCCGCTTGTAAACAGGACGATGCCTTCGGCGAAATAGGTTTCCTCTTGTCCCATGCCGCCATCAATGAACGTATACATATCAGGATTCCCGGAATCCACGGTTCCGGCAAACGTGTACGGACCAACGTCAAACTTGCAGCGTTCATCTCCAAGCCACGCCCGACAATTCGGCGTTGTGATTTCGCCAATGGAAGTCCCAAGCGCTTCCATCAAGCCAAGCAATTCCGCCACGAAGGTTTGACGGTTTACCGATACCTTGGCCAAATGTCCGGTGGAATCCTTTTTGTCGCCCATCGTCAGGTCCGCCCAATTGACCTGAAATATCCGATAGGGCGAGAAGTCCCATTTCCCTGCGCGTAGATCTTCCTCCGTGAGCGTGTCGGAATCGAGTAGCGCTTCGGCTTCGGTGTTGTCGGTATCAAGACTCAAATTGGCCGCAATATCCTTTTGTATAAAGCTTGCCGTCGGTTCGTAGACAATGCCACCAATCGTCAACGGCCGATCATGCGTGGTAAATCCATACTCCACGCCATCGAAGCTGCGCGTAATCAGGATGCAACGCGCAATGGTTGTCCCGCTTTGCTGCAAATGGGAGAACAAATCCGGATCGTAATTTTTCACGATGTCGCCTCCACTTCGAAAACAACCTCGACAATCGGAATGCTCCGGTAGCCCGCCAGGAATGTTCCATCCGTCTTTTTCGAAATACCTACAAGGTCGATCCGGTCCGCGTCAAACCGGCAATGCTTGTAATACTCCGGCGTTTCCCATGACGTAGCGCCGCCGGTAACGATGCCGGAATCCTCGTCATAGGTTCCGCCGCCGTGGAGGATGGCGTCCGCTCCCGGCTTCGTAACGATTACATCGAAGGCCATATCATCGAAGGTAATCCGCTTGGCCATCTGCTTGATGGCGCCGATAGTAACGATTACACCTTCATGCGCCGCCACCGTATGGTCCGCCGGATCGTAAAGCCGGAAGGTATGCATCCGGCCGGCGTGGAGTCCGATAAAGGCGCGGATCATGCTCCAATGCTCTTGGTTCCGCGCATTGTAGGAAATGGAATACTCGGACCGATTGCCGCTCCACTCTTGGTTCCGCTGCTCCGCGCCGCTTGCCATCACGGATAGATTGGTGGCGAAGCCGAAGCCGCCGGACCATTGCAGATCCACGCATTTTGGAAGTAGCTTTCCGGTATACATCAACGATCCATCCTGTTACGCGCCACGGAATCGCCAACGCTCCGCTCAATCTGTCGGACGGTTGCGGAATTGATGGTTCCCGAAACGTGGAAATGGTTTTCTATTTGGATGGGCGAATCGTTGGCCGCCTTCGGTCCGGTTCCGTTTGGCCAAACTCGCGCCCCGCGTGGCATATCAACTATCTCCGGTCCATTCTCGCCAACCATCGTTGGCCCGCCAAAGGCGAATGACGTTCCCTTGGCGAATCCGCCCAAGCCTTCGAATCCCACGCCGGCCCCGCCGCCGCCGCCGAACGCCGCCAGGATAGCTTTGAACGCCGCGCCGAATACATCCCCGCTTCCGGAGGTAGCGCCGCCAAACATTTGATCGCCTAGCTTGTGGAGCGCAATCTTCAATAGGTAACGCTCGATGTCGTTTGCCATATCCTTGAAGGCTTGGGACGCGGATTTTGTTCCCATAACAAATTCCTCGAAACTGTCCGCGAAGGAATCCGACAGGACATCCGACAAGGCTTGCAATGCGTCCTTGTCCGCCTTCAATGCAATGGCTACTTCCTTGTCCTTGAGCAATCCAAGGCGTTCCCGTAGCAACCGGATTTGAATTTCGGTTAACTCGATTTCGCCTTCGGTGGCGTTGTTTAACTTTTGCTTGTCGAGTAGCTCTTCCTTTTGCGCTAGCATCCCTTCCGTCCGCGCAATGGTTTGCTTCTTTAACGCTTCCTCGCCGCCGGTAAGGAATAGAATTTCGTCCTGTAGCGCCTTGTTGCCTTCCAGGATGGATTCCGCTTCCTGCATTTGCGCTTTGATCCCGGCTTGGCGCTCCGCTTCTACCTTGTCCAATGCCGCTTTTTCTTCGTCATGCGCCTTTCGGGACTTTACAATCCATTCCTCGGTTTCCTTGACCACATCAAGGTAAGCCGCCGCCGCCCGCGCCCGCGCTTCCAATGCCGGCGTCAATCCTGCAATGCCTTCCTCTATTTCCTTTTGTAGCGTTTGGGATGCCGTTAGCTCTTGCGTCCGCTGAACTTGCATCTCCAAGGATTTAACAAGGCGCTCCGCTTCGCTGATCCGCGCCGCGCCGCCGCCGCCGGTTTTCGTGTCCTTCGGCAATCCCGGCGCCGCGGGCTTGCGGTTTGCCATGAAGTCCCGCGCATCCATGTTGCTTGGCGAAATTAATTTGTTCGCCTCTTGGCGCTGAATGAACTTCAGCAATTGAAGCTTTTTCGTAACGGCGTCGATTTGCTTTGTTGCATCCTCCGCGAACCGATCAAATATGCCGCCTTCGTCCGCTTGCTTTTTCAACTCTGCTAACTCTGCTTCCAATCGGTTGATCCCGGCTTGCGTCGATTCGAAGGGATCCGCCTTCCCGAAAAGCCCCATCGAAATAGCCGCCCAGAAGCCGCCGGCAATATTCGTCCCTTCCCGCATTACGTCCAACATATCGACCAACGCCGGGACAACGGAATTGAGAATCAGATTTTTGAAGCCTTCAGTCTCTACCGACAACCGGCGCCACGCCTTTTCAAGATTCTCGGCTTCCTCCGCTTGCTTTTTCGTAACCGTGGCGCCGACATCCTGCAATTCCGCGATGTCTTTGAGCGTGGCTAGGAAGGCCGTTCCCTGCTTGCCAAACAGCGCCACGGCAATGGCCGCCTTGTTTACGCCGTCCTCGTATTTGTTTAGCGATATGGCGATTTCCTGCAAGGCTTGCGCCGGATCCGTGGCCGTAACGCCAAGCGCTTTCAATGCCGCGCCGGCTTTGCTTCCCTCTTCGCCCGCGCCGGCCATGCCAACCGACAACTTCAAAAGGATGGCTTGCAATTGGCCAAAGTCCGCGCCGGCAATCTTGGCTTGATTGGAAAGCCGGGAAAGGCTTTCCACGCTTGATCCGGTAGCGTCCGAAAGATCATTGAGCGCCGCCGCCGAAGAAATTATTTCCTCTGTCGCCTGTACCAATTCCGTCCCTATGGATAAGCCGGCCAGGATCCCGCCTATGGCCTTGAAGGAATTTTGGACGGACTTCGAGAAGCGTTGCGCTTGTAGCTCCGCCTTCGTCAGTCCGGCCGTATAGTCCGCCGCATTAAGGCCAAGGGAAACAACAAGGGATCCAAGACTAGTCGCCACGTTTCTTCCCCTGTCCCAATTTGATTATCTTGCGGCCGGCAATGGCGCCAATCATGGCCGCGCCATTCGTCTTGGGCTTCGGTTTCGTTTTCTTCGGAGCGAAGTCCAACAGGAAATCCGAAAGCTTGGCTTCGGCGTTGCCGGACGTTTGGGCAATGACGCTGCATAGCTGCGCCAAATGCGCTTCTATCCTTCGGACAGGAAGTAACCGGCTACCGGCAAAGGTTAGCCAATTCGAAAATTCCCGCTCGGACATAGACCGCTCCAAGGTAGCCACCGACCATCCCAACGCAAGCGCCAACTCGTGTTTAAACGATTGGCGCTCCGTCAGTTTCCCGAATCTTCGCCCTTATCGATTTCGGAAACCTTGTCGATTGCTACCAGGACGCGGATTGGCAGTTTCGCCATCCTGTCCACATGGTCCGGATTGTCGGGATCCAAAAGCCGGTTGCCGTTTTCGTCCGCTAGAAGTCGACAAGCGCCACGCGCAATCCCACGCTTGTTTTTCTTGTCCGCAGTATCGGCGATTTGATCGTCCATTTCGCCAATCGTGATTTCTCGGATATAGACTTTTCCTAGTTTCGGAATTTCGACTTCCTTTGGCTTCTCCGCCGCCATCCCTTCCATTGCGCCCAACAAGGCATCCAACGTGGTAAGCGCCGCCATCAAGTTTCAAGCCAAAAGATTTCGCCGGAAAGCTTGATGGTTGCGGATCCGGTCCATACACCGTTAACCGTACCTTGGAAGCTTGTTGCCTGAACCGTACCGATCATGATGCAAGTACCGCCATCCGTCGGTAACACAACCTTGAACGCTATTTGATCGCCGGAAATTTCCGCGTCGCGGAGCGCCGTTTGTACCTCTTCCATTGGCGCCAGATTGAAATCTAACTGAAGCGTTCCGGAATCGCCCAAGCCTTGTTCGAATTCCTTTTTGGTGGAGCAGATCGTTGACACTTCGATTTGATCCGCGCCGCCGCCCTGCTGATTCATTCCCGTCAATTCGCAGAAATCGGAGAATGTCGCCGGGAAGGCTTGCGCCGCCGGCGTCCCGGCATCAAACGCCATATAGCCGGTCCCGTCCACGCCGGCCAATTCGAAAGTCCCGGATGCCGGATTGTCGACGGCATAGGTTCCGCCATCCAACTCCGTTGGCTGATCGATGTTATCCAAACGGGCAACCGTTCCCAGGACGAAGCCGTGGGAAGCCGCAGAGATAACAACGGGATTGGTGGCCGATGCGCCCGTTACCGTAACCGGGGAGCCTTCGCCCGTTTGGACCGCGAAGGTGGATCCGTTGAATTTGTACCGCTTGCCGCTAGACATGGCTTTTCCTTTCTGTCGGTGTTACGAATTGGACGAAGATGGATGGAACTGGTAATCGTCCGTTGCCCGATACGTCTTTGTTTCCGGATCGTATATTCCAAAACCGTTTTCCCTACTACATGGCGGAAAGGTAGCCATAAGCGCCGCCCGCCCTTGTTGCTGTAAAGCTAAAACCGCGCCTTTTGTCTTGGCGACATAATCAATTTGAACTGTTACCTGATCCGTGGCGCCGGTATCAGTCCCGCAAATATCCGGGACCGGATCCTCGGAAATGATCGTATACCGAATCGCCGGCCATATAGCAGCATTTGTTGGCGATTGCGGAAACGTGTCCGGATAGCAACGATCCGCCACCAGACCTTTGAGCGCCTCATAGACAACGCCGGGAATCATGCGCCGCCCTTTGTTATGGCCTTTTCCAACGTGGTCCGCATGGCATCCTTGGCTTTATCCAGATTGTTGGAAAGCCCTGTCCGCAAATACGGAACCGCCGGCATATTGACCGTCCCGAACTCGACCAGGGATCCAACCTTCCGCGTAGCAACGCGCCTATTGCCGGGACGCTGATAAGTAACTTTTTTTACCGTGACGATATGCTCGGACGTTAATTGCGTTTTGGACTTGGGAAGCTTTTTGGATATAACGTGTTTCTCCAAAAGATGCGTCTCCACGCGCTCCGCTTTTAATCTATCCCGCGCCGCCTTTTTGACGATGGCCGCCGCCCGCCCCGTGGCGCGGCCGGCCGCTTGCTTGGCTACCTTTTCGGAAAGCTTCCGCATCCGTTGGCCTAGCTCTTGCAAGCCATCCATCCGGAAAGTGATCGTGTTAGCCATCATTCTTCCCGCTGTTACAGATAAATTCTATTTCCCGCATTTCCATAAAGCGTTCCGCCGGCGGCCGCGCAATGTTGAACGTCAAAGGTTGCGCCCCGTTGCGCTCAAAGCGTAGTCGCCACTTGGCCGTTATCCGCGCCGCAAATGTTGACCACCGGACGGCAATGCGCGTATCCATGTCCGCCGTGATTTGTTCCGCCCGCAGTATTTCCCGGCCGCCTATCGGCATGATGGAACATGACATCCGACCGCGTGGAACAAACTCCACCACTTCCTCGCCGGTGTCGACATCCTGCATGGCTACAGGTTCGTCCGCCCAAACCTTGTGTGTGTAGTCGCCGGCTTTCATGCGAAGTCCAACCTTTGTCCGCCGTAGGTAATGTCCAAAAGCGCGTGGACGCCTAGCGGCATCGTGGTAACTACGCCGCCGACGTTGACCGCCTCCCGGTTTTCGTAAAGGTGGCCCAGAAACATCAGCATGGCCATTTTGACCGTCCGTGGCAGGACGAAGCCCAACGGCGTTGTTCCCGGAAGGTCATAGCCGGCAACGTAGCGGATCCGAACCGAATTGGTAGCAGCTTGCGCCGTTGGCCAGGATTGGCCGGCTTGGAGAATGATCCGGGACGGATTGGCGAATGCGTCCAATTCGTAAACCGTGTCCACTAGCGTTTGCTCTACTCCGTCCGTGTCATCGTAAAGGATGGATTCCACCGACTGCGCCGGACCATACGGCAAAACGATAAAGGGAAAGGCCGGGAACTTGTGGGACGCCAATTCCATAATCCGTGGCGAATAGCTCTGCTCCATGTAGCCTTCGGCGTAAGCGCAAGCCGCCGGGATGCCGATATTTTCCAACCAGAAATCGTCATCGGATTCCGGTGGAGTCCCGAAGGTGTCAACCCGCAGATGCGCCCGCGCCTCTTCCAAGCTTATGGCGTTGCCTTCGGACTCGCCAACTTGCCGGACGTTATAGGTTTGCAGCGCTAGCCGTTGCGCCTCGGCAATGAATTGGTAAAAGTTATTCATGCCGCCAACCTTTCGAAGAGTAGAGCGCCGTCCAGGGATTGACGCCGGAAACAGTCCAATGCGGAATCCTCCGCGCAATTCACAATGTCCACAATCCCATAAACCGCTTCCGCCAACGCCCGCGCCCTATGGATCCATATCCCGAATTGCTTGGCGCTTGTCGGCGCTTCGGTCGATTCGTACCACCGGCCGCCGCGCATATCGAAGCCCAACAAAAGGATCCGCATGGCGCCGGCGTGGATGGCTACCTGTACCGCTTGCATCCCGCCATTATTATGCGTCCGAAGGCAGGACGGACTCGAATCGAATCCTTCCCGTCCCGTGTTTTGCAGGATTTGGACTTCGAAGGGAACATCCGGCCGGACTCCCGGCAATGGCTCTATCGTTAGCTTCCGCCCTTGGCATTGCAGCGCTTCCGGATTCCGGCGCCACCAGGACGCATCCCCGGCATAGATGGCGTCCGCGTCCGGCGCCAAGCGGTAAGTATCGTTTACGGCAATGCGCGGAAGATGCCGTACCTTGTCCGCCACGGTTTGCGACATCGATGGACCGGACGCTAGGACCGCCACGGTTAGCCCTTCCCAATGGCGTGGAATGGTCCAATACATCACAGGCAGTCCGCCAAGTCCCGGCGCTCAAAACAGGTAAGCGCCGTGGAGCGTGTCGCATTCAGGACCGTGGCGCCTTTGCTTGCCGCGTAGCGGGAAAGCCTTTCAAACTTGGCCGGCCACCGCCCAATCGAATCGCAATTCTGCAAGCCCTCGGGATGGTTGCCATGCCAATGCGTTTGGCCGTTCAGGACTTGGCAATCGTAGCCAAGCATAACGATCCGCCGGGATCCCAAGGCAATGGCCAAGGCCACGGCCGAAGCGCCGCTATTGCCGAAGGCATGGAAGCCGGGAAACAACCTAGAGCTGCGAATGTCCCGTTGGACCAAATGCGGAGACTCGCAAAACTTGTCGCCCGTGAAAACCTCGCGGACTTCCTTTATATGCATCTTCCACCAATTCCGGTCGTAAGCGTAAAGGATGGACGCCCACGGACAACGCCGGAAGGTCGTATTGGTCACGATAGCCTTGTGGTCCGTTTCCCCAACCATTTGGCAATCCTCCACCGTTAAGCTTGGACCGCTTGCAATGCAGATGGCAACCTGTCCGGACCATTCAGCCATGCTTAACCGACAGGATCCAATCCGGAGTTTTCGGTGGCTTCGTTGTATCCACCTTGGCCGTATATTGGGATCCGCCGAAGGTCACAACGTCCCCGGCTTTGTATTGCTTCCCGCTTTCGAAAATGCCCCGGTAGATCTGCCACGGAATCAAAATCTCATGCCGGGATTCTGTCTCGCCATTGGCAAACTTTAGAACAATCGTCCGGCCATCTTCCTTCAATTCCGCCGACATCCCTTCCAAGCCAAGTCCATCCTTCGGCCGTGGCCAACTCGACAATTCCCGATGGACCTCTAGCGCTAAGACTTCCTTTAGGAATTCCATATCCACCGGATCCGCGTCCCGGCCATCGGCGCCCTTTTCTCCGGCCGCGCCATCCTTCCCGGCTTCGCCGTCTTTCCCGGCCGCGCCCTCCTTCCCGTTTTCCGGCTTCGGGATGGCGTCGACCGCCCGCGATACCGCGCCGGATATCTCGGAGAATAAGGCGCCAAGGTCAACCGATTTCCCGTCCTCCGGCGGCGGGATAAGGGAAATTTGCCGACGGACCTCGGCAGAAACTAGATCCGGATCTACGGACTTTGCCACCGGCCGGGATTCCAATACCGCTATCTTCTCGACCGCCTTTAGCAATTCGTCGGCGTTGTCGTTAATGATGGACCTCTGGAGGTCAATCTCCCGCCTTGCTTCGGCAAGCGCCGCCAGGACCGGCGCTACTTGCTTCTCGCAATAGGTTTGGACCGCATGGATAACCATTTCCGCGTATTGCTCTGTCTTGTCCATTGTCATTCCCGAATGGTTGTCCACGCCGCCACAACGAAAAGTAGCAGGTCATCATCGTTTCGAATGCGGATCCGGAGCATATCGTCCTCCGTCAAAACATGATCCGGCCGGAACGCGCCGCCGCCACCGATTATTACCGGCGGTTCCGGCGGAACGTCGGTCGAATTGGTCCAGGACCAATAGCGGATAAACATTCATCACGCCGGATCAATAGAGGTTAGCGGATCCCCCGGCGCCGTGGTAACAGCGCCCTGCCACGCTACCGTAGCGTCGTCCGTCTGGTAGACCTTTAGAAAGCCCGCGACAATTTCCGTTTTGTTCCGCAATGCGTAGAGCGCTTCCGAAACCGTCCGGACGCCATCGGATCCGCCCGCCACGTTACGTCGTAGGATGGCGTCCGCTATTTCGGTGGCCGTTGCGATTGCATCCATTGCCGCCGCTATTTCCGCCACGGCGTCCGCAGCTAGCGCCGAAGCCGTCAAGGTGTCCGGCGCCATCGCTCCCACGCTCGAATTCATGCGCCCGTTAACTAGCGCCAACGGAAGCCGGGATTGGACATCCGCCACTTGCCCCTGCGAAGCCATGCCGTAATTTATATGGTCGACAATGCCTTGCTCCATATCGCTAACGTTCGAATCCATCCGGCCGCCGATCAGCGCCAACGGAAGCCGCGTTTGGATGTTGTCGGTATCGGCTTGAACCGTTGCCAATGCTGCCGCCGTAGCGAGTCCTGATACGTCAAACGTAATTCCTGTTTGGATCTCTAATACCGCATCGGCAGCTAGCGCCGATGCTGTTAGGACATCCGTGGCCATTGCGCCAACGCTTGCGTCCATCCGGCCGCCGATCAGCGCCGCCGGGATCCGCGTTTGCAAGTTATCTGTATCGGCTTGAACCGTGGCCAATGCCGCCGCCGTAGCGAGTCCCGCAACCGATCCCGACGTAGCCAATCCCGCTTGGATTTCGTTTACGGCGTCCGTGGCAAGCGCCGAAGCGGTTAGCGTATTCGCTGCCATTGCGCCAACATTCGAATCCATCCGACCACTAATGAGCGCCGCCGGTAAACGCGCAATGATGTCGCCCGCTGTTTGTGGAGTCCCGGCGACATTTATTAAATTCGCATTGGCCACGCCGTTAGCATCAAGAGCCAAGGTTTGCCCGCCCTGATAGATGGGTCGAATATTTGATCTTTGCTCCATGCTGAATGATCCGATAATCGTACCCGCCACCGAAATTCCACCGACCGTCCCGGTTAATAGGACCACATGATAGGTTGCGGGAATAAATCCAACCGCAGCGTTCAAAGCTATCCCAACGCGGTTTAGCCCAACCTTGCCATCGAAATCGACAAACAGATTAGTATTGGTCGTTATTTCGTTTGGATCGTTGGATACATATAGCGCAACCGATGGCGATCCAAGCAACGAAGTCGGAACGCCCGTCGTAAAATTCCGCGTATTAAAAAATATTTGGACCGGTTGCAATAACGAGAAGTCGCCACAATAGGCGTATGAATAGACCATCAGTACACCGGCGTTGCGATAATCTTAACGATTAGCTTTTGATCGTCCCGAATCGGGACAAACTCCCAAGCCCTTGGCCGTGGCGCCGGATCCGCCGGCATCACGATAACCGCCGGTGGAGCTGCTTCCTTCGCAACCTCTACAGGTTCCGGTGGCCGAACAATGCGCGGCTTCCAGTCATCCATGCGCCGCCTGTAGTAGTCCCTTGGAAATCAATAGCGCCATTTTGGCCGCCGCTTGATCTTCCGCCGCATCATCATTGGCCGCCGGTTCCGGTTCCGCCGCCTTGGGCGCCGGCGTGTTGGACTTGAAGGGATCTTCGCTCCCGTCCCGTTGCGACAACGCTTCCAATCCGTAATTCTGTTGTTGCAAGTAAGGTATGTTGCCGCCTTCAACCGGCCCCAGATTGAACTTCGCCCGCCCTTCGTTTGGCGTCATCACGCCGGCGCCAACCAGATCCTTTACCGTCCCGGCTAGGCTCTTCGAATCCATGCGGAGCAGTCCATCCAATTCGAAGTTAGCCCGAAGGTGGCGCCCGTCCACATTGTCTAGCCCTAAGCCTTCGTCCAATAGCGCTTCGGTGGATTCCAAAAGCTTTTGGATGCAATCGTCGTAATAAATCTGATTCAGTATTTCCGCGTTTTGGTAAGCCGGCGTCGGACCGATCCCAACCTTGTACGCCGGAACGTGGAAGGTGGAGCAGATCATTTGCGCGGACATATTCAATTGGGCAATGTATTCCGAATCCACGGCATCCTCGCGGATCGCCTCATACTTCAAGCCATTGCCTAGGACCGCCGTCCGTCCGGAATTAACGCCGGAAAAATTGGCTTCCCATTCGCCCTTGTAGCGCCGCATTTCGTCTGTCCCCAATATCCCCGGCGTCGACAACAAGCCACCAGGACGGGAACCGTTGGCGAAAAAGCGCGTCGACTGCTCTTGCATCGTCAAGCCTTGCGAAGCCGGAAGGCAGGAAGCGTAGAGCGGAGACAATCCGATTAGGGGATGGAAGAGCGTATTAAATCGATCATGCATTATTTCCGAAGCAGGGACCACAACATCCCGATACGGAATCCCGGCCAAGGCGTCCGTGTAAAGCCGGTAGTAGACCGAACCATTTTCCGCAACCAATGGCGTAACTCTGTCCGGATCCAATACATACATGGCGCGGACTCTTGTCGACAAGTCCCGCTCCAGCAAAACAAACGTGTTGCCGGTACGCTGTTTGGACAGCGCCCAACATTCCATGAACTGTAACCACACCTGCCAATCGTTTGGCTTGCGGAAAAGCCGGTCGTACATACTCGGCGCTTTTTGGAATACGCCTTGTATGTATTCAACCGTACTTAGCGCAAGCTTCGAGATATCGCCCGCAATCAAAGTCTCGCAAGCAAATACAACCCAATTGGATTGGATCTGGTTGTGGGAATAGTGGATGTCCTTTTGAAACCATCCATTGTCCCAAGCTGCTCCGGATCCCCAAACGCTTGTCCACATTCGCGGATCGTCGACGGACGATAGATCCCGTGGCGCCTTCGTTACAAGCGCCGATGGCGTCCGCGAAACTACCGCCGGCAAATTGCGCCGCCGTTTAGACATCGGTTGCCTTCGGCGCTTCGTAAACCATCAAAGGCGCCGCCGGTTCCGGAGCAGGTTCCGCAACCATATCGCGCCGGATATAAGCCCGCTTGGGCTTGTCATCTACTGGCGCGGACTTCGGGACCGGCGCCGGCTTTTTGGGAAGATACTTCGGCGCGTAGTAAGCGTGGCCAATTGCTACCAGGACTCGAGCATGGCCGCCGCTCATAGGGACGGTTGCGCCGGCCGGATTCCGGCCAAGGCGCTTATTCAAAACGATGTTAGCCATTGCTCGACCTTTCGCTACATCGGGAAAAAGTCCGGCGCCGCTGATCTGGCGCCGGATGCGAGGGAACCTTTTAGGAAAGGTCCGCGCCCCAGTTTGCGTTCCCGATATAGGTCACGGCCGGCGTCCGGCGCTTGCCCCAATTGATAGGCCGAACAACCTTGATCGCCGTGGACTCCTCTTGGAACATCGAGGTAAACATGGCCGATGCAGCAACCGGCGTGTCCGTCGCTCCCGTCGGCGCGTCCGACTGCTCGATCATGGCTTCCGTCGAAACCGACAGGGAAACGCCCAAGTCGCCAATCTTCCATATGTCGGAACAATGCAACAGGATAACGTCGCCAGGACCAACGTTGTCGCCAACGAAGATTTGGAAGCCGTTGATGTTGCCGCCGGTTGCCGATACTTCCGGAAATGCCTTCGGTCCCAATGGCGTGGTCATCATCGAAAGCCCGATCAGGACGCTTGGGGTCGTGACAAGCGCAAACGTCCCGCCGGTATTCTTGGCCGTGACGAATGGCGCAAGCAGCGCCTTCAAGTCCGCAATGATTCCCGCCTGATCCCCGCCGCTTGTATTGATTGCGGCAACGCCATTCAGGATGCCCGCCGGAGAAACGCCCGCAACCGCCGCCGCCGTGGAAAAGAAAGTCGAGTCCACGATCTGCGACAAGGCGCCGCGCAGTCCGTCGCCGGCAAGCGCCAACGCCGATGGGGAACTGTCCCGGATCAATTCGTTGGACATCACGGTAAGGCCCGCAACCTTCAACGGCGCCGTGGATGTCGAAGAGTAATCGCCCTTGGACATCGGGATGGCTTTGGACTCGCCAACCCAATAGCCGGTAAAGGCGCCGTCCTGTCCCTTGATGG